TAGAAGCCAACGGTGCTGCCAGTCCGGCAGCAGACGAGACACAAGAAGCAGAATTTAGTGTAGACGGTGCTACTGCTCAAATAAGACTAACAGCTGCATTGCCAGCAGGTACACGAGTGACTGTGCTAAGAAGACAGGGTAAAACATGGCATAGCAGAGGCGAGACCACAGCTACAGACGGTGTTAGCCTAATAGATGCAGACACCGCTATAGCTAGATTCATTGTGGAAAAGACCACAGCTATACCTGAATAAATACATGATGGAACAAAAAGAGATCAAAATGCCAAATAATCAAGATCAGCAAGCAACTACTTCTCAATCCCGCCCTAACGAAACCGGTGGATTTCACTTCGAAGGGCATATTAAAATTCATGATCCCGAAACCAAAGAAGTTTTTGTGGACAAACGCAATGCCATTCACTATGAAAATATGAGCGTGGCCATGGTTAACAGTCTTAGTAATCAAGGGTACGGTACAGTATATCAAATGATTTTCGGCACAGGCGGAACAACAGTAGATCCTACAGGACTTATCACATACCTTACACCTAACACAGTTGGCGTGAATTCTGGATTATACAATCAAACCTATCAAAAAGTAGTGGATCAAAATGCTATTGAAAATCAAGATCCTATTCGAAATAAAATGCAGATACGACATATCAGCGGAGCTACCTACAGTGATATTTTGATCAGCTGTTTATTAGACTACGGCGAGCCGTTGGATCAAGAAGCCTTTGATAACAGTGTAGATATGAACGGCTCGTTTGTGTTTGATGAACTGGGATTAAAAAGCCTAGGACCAAACACAGCGGACGGAAAGCTGTTGACACATGTGATATTTCACCCTGTGCAAAAAAGTTTGAATAGATTACTGCAGATAGATTATACTATACGTGTGCAGAGTTTAACTGGCTTTGCTGAGGTCTAATCATGCCATACATAGTTAATTTTACAGACAACGAAAACAAAAGCCCAATTACGGTATTTGACAATACTTCGAGTACAGATACCAGTCTTAAATTTCCTGGTCGTAATGTCACTGGGTACGGTCAGATAATTGCAGAAAACTTTTTATCACTGCTGGAAAATTTTGCTTCCACTGATCAGCCCGTAAATCCGATAGAAGGACAGTTATGGTATGACAGCACCAGCGGACAACAGACTTTAAAAATCTGGGATAACACTGCATGGAAAGCAGCATCTGGTATACAAAAAGGTGTCAGTCAACCTGCAGTCGAGGACAGCAAAGTAGGAGAACTATGGGTAGATACCACTAATCAACAACTGCGTATATTCACAGGTACACGATGGATTTTAGTTGGACCAGTTGAAAGTTCGGTAGGCGGATTGCGCTACGGCCCAGTCATAGAAAAAATTGCAGACTCGGACAACGTAGATAGATTCATATTAGTATTTTTTATTGCTGATATCCCTGTGATTATCTTCAGTAAGGACAGTTTTACTCCTAAGACTATTATCACGGGTTTTGACACAATTAGATCGGGAATAAACATCAGTGCACCTGCTACTTCTGGAGAAATAGCAAATTTCGTAGGAGGATTTTTACCTATACTCAATGGTACAGCTAAAAATGCTCAAGCATTATCAGTTGGTGGCGTAGAAGTGCCCGCGGGAAACTTCCTTAGAAAGGACACTGTTAATGTCACTGATTTTGAAATAAAAGTAAAAAACAACAATGGTGTTTCTATCGGTATTGATGAAACATTCAAGTTATTGTCTACAGAATCGTCAAGCAGCATTTACAATTCTGCTGCTGGTAGTTCAATCGATTTGCAAACTAATAGAAATGGAATACCTGCAACTATAATTAGAGTGATTGATAACCGAGTAGGCATCAATCAAGATAACCCGCAAGAAGCATTAGATGTATTGGGTAATATCAAACTCACAGGAACACTAACAACTACAAACACCACCGCCAGCACCAATTTAAATAACGGCAGCATACAAACTTTAGGTGGGGTGGCGATTACTAAAAATTTAATAGTCGGAGACGGCATAGATGTTACTGGATTTTTGCAAACTAATACCATACAACCAAAAACAACCAACACTTATGATCTAGGCACACCTCTTAAACGATTTAATAATATCCGTGCTAAAACAATCACCGCAGACACTATACAAGGCGTGCTAGAAGGTAACATCAGCGGTAATGCTAATACTGCCACATCATTAAGCACAGTTACCAGTTTCCAATTAGCAGGCGATGTTGTATCACCTGCAATACTATTTGATGGACAGTTGGGTTCTGCAACCAAAGTTTTCAATGCTACGTTGACTGCTAATATTATCGCAGCCAAGGCAGAACCATCGCCTAATCGAGGTAAGAAAGGCGATTTCTTATTGACCTACAGACCCAGCGAAAGTACATTGGCCAGTTCAGGACTTTTGAAACAGACTAGAGAACGATTCATGGCTGATTTGGCTGTGCCAATTGGTGCGATATTGCCTTATGCTGGCGGAACCACACCCGACGGATATCTTTTGTGTGACGGCAGTGAAGTTGAAAGATCAAAGTATGGAGATTTATTTGACATCATTGGTGTTACCTTTAACGGCACTGCTCCTCTGGCAGGAGTAGGCACATATAGATTACCGGATTTACGAGGTAGATTTGCTCTAGGCAGAGACAACATGGACAATGCAGGCACTGTACCATCAAGTGCAGGTCCGTATGTTGATGCAGGCGGCGGCTTTGCAGGCCGTGTGCCAGACGTGCAGGCTACAATTCTTGGAGGGTCAGCAGGACTAAGTTCAGTTCCATTGACCTTGGCTAATTTACCTGAACATAGTCATTCGTTGTCAACTCCTACACAAGACTATTCTGCAGTCGCACTAACAACAACACTTGATCCGCTGGCTACTTCCGGACTTGGACCAACAGCACCTGGTCAGGCTCAGTATCTCAAAGACAGCGGCAACGTTAAAAAACCAGCGGGAGTTACTCTTGGAACTGCTGTGGGCTTGATGAATCCGTTTTTGGCAATGAATTATATAATCAGATCCGGCCCACCGGCATTCTAATAGGTAAAATAACATGGCATATCAGATTAACAAAACAGACGGAACTATAGTTGCTACAGTTGCAGACGGTCAAATTGATGACCGATCGACTGCAATTACCTTGATCGGAAAAAACTATAGTGGGTTTGGAGAAATATTTAATGAAAATCTAATTCAATTATTAGAGAACTTTGCAGACTCGACACCGCCAGATAATCCTATCAGAGGACAAATATGGTTTGATTCAAGTCAATCTAAGTTAAAGGTCTATAATGGATTAGATTTTGTTCCAGTAAGCTCTGCTACTATTTCAGGCTCGCAACCATCAACACTGGCCACAGGTGATTTGTGGTATGACAATGTAAGACAACAATTATTTTTCTTTGATGGTACAGCAGCAGTATTGTTGGCTCCATCATACAGCAGTTCTCAAAGTCTTAGTGGTATTAGAGTCGACACTATTCTTGACACACTGAATCAAACCAGAGTTATTACAAGTTTGTACAACAACGGTATTTTATTAGGTATATTTGCCAAAGACAGCTTTACGCCAAAAGTCGCTATCATAGGATTTACAGGCAGTATCGAACCAGGATTCAACGCAGGCACATTAGCAAATTTTAAAATACGTGCTACTTGTACCAACAGCGACAGTCTCGGCGGAGCAGTGTCTACTACTTATGTGCGAACAGACAGCTCTAATGCTATCAACGGTCAACTACAGATCACTGTAGATTCAGGCCTGATAGTAGGTTCAGCAGGTCAGGGATTATTGTTTGTAAACGGCGGCGACTTGGTGTTAGCTAATTCTTCTTCAGATAAGAATATTACACTCAGTGTGAATAAAGCAGCAACNCAAGAAAANGCTGTGGTAATAAATGCTGCTGCAAGAACCATAGGANTNTATCCTACTATTCCTTCAAGCACAGTTAATGTTGGCGGAAATTTAGTAATAACTGGTGACCTTACAGTAGAAGGCACCACAACTACATTGAACACCAGCATTTTCACCGTAGAAGATAAAAATGTGGTGATTGCCAACGTGGCCAGTCCTAGTAATAGCACAGCCGACGGTGCAGGTATCACAATCAAAGGCACCACAGATAAAACTATTGCTTACTCAGAATCCAGCAACTGGTTGGCTATATCAGATACAGTAAATTTAGCAGCTGGCAAGGCACTTTACATCGGTGGTACCAA